TAACAGTGCAAGTTGAATGTGTGCAGAGAAACCAAGGTTTAGTCGACAAATTTATCGGGGATGCTTGTTTTTCAATATTTAACGCTCCACTAGACTTAGAAAACCACGAAGAACTTGCTGTTAAAACTGCTATAGAAATGCAAGAAGCAATAAAAGAACTCAACAAAGAACTACCACATGAAATAGCCATAGGCGTGGGTATAAATACTGGCGAAGCTGTAATTGGTAATATGGGTAGCGATACCCGGTTTGATTATTCAGCTATTGGAGATGCAGTAAATACAGCAGCTAGACTTGAATCAGCCACAAAAGAAGCAGGAGCAGATATATTAATTGGAGAAAAGACTGCCCAAAGTGTTAATTATAAGTTAAAATCTTTAAAAGCAATTAAAGTCAAGGGCAAGACAAAGGCTCTTAAAATTTATACACTAAAATAGTATGGCTAGAGATTATCAAAAAGAATACGCAAATTATCATAGCAAGCCTAAACAGATGAAAGATAGAGCTATGAGAAACAAGGCAAGAGCTATTATGAAAATGTTAGGTAAAACATTTACTGGCGATACCAGAGATGTTGCACATAAAGACAATAACCCAAAAAACAACAAGCCATCTAATTTGCAAATGCAAAGCAAAAAAAAGAACCGCTCAAGAAGGTGAGATTTATGGCAACAACAAAAGAAGCTATACAAAAAATAGAAACACATGAAAAAGAATGTTCTATTAGATATAAAAACATAGAAAAAAGATTAGAAGACGGAGCTAAGCGTTTTGATAAACTAGAAAATATGATATGGGCGGTTTACCCGTTTATTTTAGTTTCATTGGTATTGTCTAGGTTTGTTTAATGGAAAAAGTAAAAAAGATACTTAAAGTATTTTTTGAGTGGTTGGTAAGTTTATTTAGAACTAGATATAAAATTACAGTGTCTTTTAATAAAGAATACGGTGACTCAGATGACAGAACTTACACATCAAAAAAAATATTAGTGCAAAAAGAAAAGCATTTAAAATTTCGTGATGAAGAAGATAGGTTGATTGAATTTAGAAGTGCAGCGGGTTTAAATTACATTATAGAGGACATGTAATGCAACAAATGTTAATAGGCATAATAATTGTTTTAGGACTAGGCAGTTATTGGCTATATCAAGAAAATATTACACTGAAGGCTAATAATGTAGCTTTAGAGGGCGCAATTGCTACACAAGAAGAAGCAATTACAAGCTTGCAAAATGACTTTGCTTTACAAACTACAGAATTGCAAAACATGACTGTAAAAAGCCAGGCAGCACAAAGAGAGCTAAACAGATATACCCAATTTATAAAAGACTATGAACTGTCTGCAAAAATACTTGCAGACCCAACAGAAATGGAAAGGAAGATAAATAATGGTACAAAACACATTATGGAAGAAATCGAGAAACTCAGCAATGTTGTTGATGACCTTGATGATGGCTTGCAGTTGCAGCCTAATTCCAACTAAACAGATAGAGGTTACAGCAAAGCCATTAGACAGGACAATAGTACAACCTATTATGCCTAGAGAGATAGATTTGAAAGAACCTATGTGGATTGTTGTTACTCCTGAAAACTGGGAAGAGCAACTTGCAAGAATTGAAGAACAAGAAGGCGAACTTGTATTTTTAGCCATGACAATACCCGATTACGAGGTTATGGCTTACAACATGCAAGAACTTAAAAGGTATATAAATGAACTTAAAGATGTTGTTGTGTATTATAGGAAAGTTACTACGACTAAAAATGGAGATAAATAAAATGAACATATCGCAAGATGGTATAGATTTAATTAAATATTTTGAAGGATGTCCTACAGATGATAATGGCAAGGTGGTCAGTTACAGATGTGCTGCAAATAAGGCTACTATAGGCTTTGGGAGCCTTAAACTCATTGATGGCAGTCCTGTGCAAGATGGTATGACTATGAGCAAACAAGATGCAGAAGATTTGTTAGCACACGAGTTACACGAGTACGAAGGTTATGTAAATGACATGGTGAGTGTAGAATTAAACCAAAATCAATTTGATGCGCTTGTGTCATGGGTATTTAATTTAGGTCCAAGTAATTTGGGTGCATCAACCATGTTAAAAGTGATAAACGATAGAAAATTTAGCGAAGTACCAGACCAAATAAAAAGATGGAATAAAGTATCAGGTGTGCCAAATCAAGGTTTGATGAAAAGACGAAACGCAGAAGCTTTGTTGTTTGAAGGCAAAGAATGGGGTAAAGTCTGATTGACATGCTTGTTTGTGGATGTTCACATATCTCCTCTCTCCCACAGAGTATGTCAGGAGAGTCAGTAATGTCCTTTAAAACTCATTGGCTCTCCACCTAATGCTTAATTTAGACAACATCAAGTCTTTTGATGCACTGTCAAGAGATGAGCAAGTAGAGGCTCTAACGCTTATTGATAAGTGGAAAAATCTTAATTCCAGAGATAAATGTCGGGATGATTTTTTAGAATTTGTAAAATTTCAATGGGATGGCTTCATAATGGGAAGACATCATAAAATTTTAGCAGAAAAGTTAAATCGCATAGCACAAGGCAAATGTAAAAGGCTAATGGTTATGTTGCCACCTAGACACTCAAAGTCAGAGTTTGCATCTACCTATTTTCCTGCATGGATGATGGGTTTAAATCCAAGTCTTAAAATTATACAAGCAACTCACACCGCAGAACTAGCTGTTAGGTTTGGTAGAAGAGTGCGTAATATTATTGACAGCCAAGAATATCAAACCATATTTCCAAACATAACCCTATCAGGAGATAACAAGTCTGCAGGTCGTTGGACAACCGATGATGGTGGTGAGGCCTTCTACTCTGGTGTAGGTGGTGCAATTACAGGTCGTGGAGCTGACTTGCTTATTATTGATGACCCACACTCCGAACAAGATGCTATGTCACCTACAGCAATGGACGGAGCATGGGAATGGTACACATCTGGACCAAGACAAAGATTACAACCAGGCGGAACTATTGTGTTAGTTATGACAAGATGGAGTACCAAGGATTTAGCTGGCAGATTATTAAAAAGGCAATCTGAAACGCACGCTGACCAATGGGAAGTCGTTGAGTTTCCTGCGATAATGCCTGACTCAGAAGAGCCGTTATGGAGCGAGTTTTGGAAGAAAGAAGAACTTTTATCTGTAAAAGCTTCGCTACCTATAAGCAAATGGAACGCACAATGGATGCAAAACCCAACAGCAGAAAGTGGCTCTATTGTAAAAAGAGAATGGTGGCAAACTTGGGAGAAAGAAGCTATACCAAGCTGTCAATGTATTATACAAAGCTACGATACGGCTTTTAGCGCAAAAGAAACTGCTGACTATTCAGCAATAACCACTTGGGGTATATTTGACCCAGAAGATGGCACTGAAAGCGCAATCATACTTTTAGACGCAAGCAGGCATAGAGTAGACTTTCCAGAACTAAAAAACATAGCTTTAGAAGAATATAAGTATTGGGAGCCTGACATTGTATTAATTGAGGCTAAAGCAAGTGGCACACCATTAACACAAGAACTAAGAAAAATTGGCATACCCGTGCAGGCTTATTCGCCTAGCAGAGGACAAGACAAAGTAGCAAGAATGAACTCTATTGCGCCTATGTTTGAAAGTGGTATGGTATATGCTACAGAAGATGCTTTTGCAGAAGAAGTAATAGAAGAGTTAGCAGCTTTTCCGTTTGGTGAAAACGACGACTTTTGCGATTCCTCTACTATGGCTTTGATGCGAATTAGACAAGGCGGATTAGTAGAATTAGACAGTGATTATCAAGATGATATGTCTGTTGATAGAAAGGCATTAACATATTATTGATTTTATGGATATAATAACAAATTATGGTAACTGAAAGAAAATTAGGAACAGAAGATAATCCAGATGTAATAGACCAAAGTAAGTCTGTTAATGTGCCTACAGAAGAATTTAATGTAGAAGCACCAGCACAAACATTTGATGAGGCTATGTTGGATGCACTAGAAATTAGCATCAACGAAGACGAAATATCTTTTGATGAGCCAATGGAAGAGGCGCAACAAGAAATACCTTTTGACGCAAATTTAGTAGATTATTTAGATGAATCTATTTTAGGCTCTATGTCTGCAAAATTAATATCATCAGTTGAGAGTGACAAAGAATCAAGAAAAGAGTGGGAGAAAACATACACAGACGGCCTTAAATATTTAGGTATGCGGTTTGACGAACAAAGAAGTCAACCATTTGAAGGCTCTAGCGGTGTGATACATCCAATATTATCTGAAGCTGTAACACAGTTTCAAGCACAAGCATACAAAGAGTTATTACCGGCTCAAGGTCCTATAAAAACACAAGTCGTAGGACAAAGAGATGCTAATACAGAAATGCAAGCTGAAAGAGTATGCGAGTTTATGAATTACTACATCATGAACGAAATGCCTGAATATGACCCAGATTTAGACCAATTACTATTCTATCTACCATTATCCGGTAGTGCTTTTAAGAAAGTTTATTACGATGCGGCAAAAGGTAGACCTGTATCTAAGTTTGTGCCTGCTGAAGATTTATTAGTGCCATACAATGCCACTGACTTACTATCTGCAGAAAGAGTCACACATGTTGTGTCAATGAGTAATAACGAAGTCAGAAAAATGCAAATATCTGGTTTTTATGCAGATGTAGATTTAAGTGATAATCAAAACATAAATCGAGATGACATAGGCAAAGAAATAGATGACATACAAGGTGTCGAGCCAGATTATGGTGAAGATGAGCAAAGA